AATCCTTTTGAGAGACAGATAAGTAATAGAAATTTCTTATCTCCCACTGGTTTTAAGTTCACATTGCAGAGAGCACCTAAAGTTGCTTTCTTCGGCAACTCTGCGAACTTGCCTGCCATCTCAATGGGCACTGCCATTCAACCAACATATCTGAAGGATATTGATCGTCCTGGTGATAAGGTTGACTTGGGTGATTTCAACTATAGATTTCTTGTAGATGAAGATTTAGAAAACTACATGGAGATCTTTAATTGGATTAGAGGACTAGGATATCCAGAAAGTTTAAATGAGATATATGATTGGCAAGGAGGAGTAGAGAATTTTCTTCAACCCAACAATTCAGAACTAAACTTATTCTCCGATGCTACACTGCAAGTTTTAACTAGCAAAGAGAATCCAAACTTTAAAATTAATTTTCTGGATATGTTCCCGGTTGAACTGTCCACGTTGAACTTTGATGCGACTAAGGAGGATATACAGTACTTTACAGCAGATGTCACTTTCAAGTATACTATCTACAATATAACTGATATGTCCGGCAACAAATTATGAGTCTTGATCTTGAATCTATTCAAGAGATGTGGAAAAAGGATTCTGATATCGACAGGGACAACTTACATGAAGAGTCTTTGAAAATCCCATCTTTACATGCAAAATACTTTGAACTATATAATACCATATTTCTTCTGAGGAAGAAAGCAGAACAACAAAGAAAAAATATCAGACACGAAAGATATGAGTATTATTCTGGCAAAGCGGATCCCGATGTTTATATTGAAAATCCGTTTCCCAAAAAAGTCAGAGATAAAGACACTATGCAAAAATATCTGGATGCAGATGAGAGACTCTCAGGAGTTTCGTTGAAAATTGACTATTACGATACAATGCTTGTTTATATTGAGAGTATACTGAAGCAAGTAAGTAATCGAACTTACCACATCAAAAACGCAATAGAGTTTATGCGATTTAACTCGGGGTTAGGATGATGAATGATGATGAATGGACTTATCAAGATGAGGACTTTGATCCAGATGGGACTTACATAGAGTTGCAGTTTGGCCCTGAAGATCTTTATTTGATTTATAAATCAGTGTCTTTTCATGTAGACAAATGGGCAGGAGGATCCCCATATGAACAGGAAAGACTTCATTACCTTAAAAACTTTCTTTATAGAATTGTACTTGAATATAAGTTTAAAAAGCAGTGATAAATATTCACAGATAATGATTTATCGTGAATACAACAGATCTTGTTATCTCTAAATCTAACGAAGTATTTTTAAAAATCAATACTGAACCTCATATTGAATATGAGTTAAGAGATCATTTCAAATTTGAAGTCCCAAACGCCAAGTTCATGCCAGAGTATCGGTGTAGAAATTGGAATGGAGAAATTCATTTATATGACATGCGTTCCAAGCAGATCTATGTTGGACTGTTGGATAAGATTGTAAGTTTTTGCAATAATTACGGATATACCTTTTCTTTCGAGAATAACAAATTCTACGGACAACCCTTTGAAGTAAATGATGAGATATCATTTGAGGGTGTCAAAGGATTTATGAAATCTATTTGTACTCATACTCCACGTCAATACCAAATTGAGGGAGTATACGATGCTTTAAAGCATAATAGAAAGCTATTGATAAGCCCCACTGGGAGCGGCAAATCTCTGATGATTTATTCATTAGTGAGATATTATGTAGACAAAGGACAAAAAATTCTTCTTGTCGTTCCAACGACATCTCTTGTAGAGCAGATGTACAAGGATTTTGAGGACTATGGTTGGGACGCTGAGACATATTGTCATAAGATTTACAGTGGTAGAGAGAAGGACACGACTTGTCCTGTGACAATTACCACCTGGCAATCTATCTATAAGTTAGAGAGATCCTGGTTTGAAGAATATAATGTTGTAGTTGGTGATGAGGCACATCTCTTCAAGAGTAAGTCTCTGATATCAATTATGACTAAACTTCATCATGCTAAGTATAGATTTGGGTTCACCGGTACTTTAGACGGCACACAGACGCATAAATGGGTGCTTGAGGGAGTCTTTGGCCCTTCATACAAAGTGACAAGAACTGATGAATTAATGAAACAAGGACACTTATCTGATTTAGATATTCAGTGTCTTGTTCTTAAACACGAACCACAGAAGTTTGAGACATACAATGACGAGATTGAATATCTAATCTCTCATGAACAAAGAAATAAATTTATTACCAATCTTACCTTAGATCTTAAAGGTAACACCCTTGTGCTTTTTGCAAGAGTCGAAGCACATGGAGAGATACTCTATAATCAGATAAATAAAAACAAGCGTGATAACCGTAAGGTATTTTTTGTACATGGTGGTGTAGACGCTGAGGAACGGGAGGTAGTTCGAGAGATCACAGAACGAGAAAACAACGCTATTATCGTTGCCTCTTATGGAACTTTTTCTACAGGTATCAATATTAAAAACCTCCATAATGTTATCTTTGCCTCTCCAAGTAAATCAAGAGTCCGTAATCTTCAGAGTATTGGACGAGTTCTTAGAAAAGGAAAAAACAAAGTAAAAGCAACTCTGTATGATATTGCAGATGATTGTTCTACTAAGACAAGAAAGAATTATACGTTAAACCATCTCATTGAAAGAATAAAAATCTATAACGAAGAGAACTTTAACTATGATATTATAACCATTCACTTAAAGAAAGCATGATAGAAGATGATTTCTACGCAACAATTAAATTAAAATCTGGTGAAGAAATCTTTGCCAAAGTAGCTGCTGAAGAAGAACCTGATAGAACTATTCTTGTAGTTTCTAATCCTGTTGTGATTAAAGAAGTAAAAGGTAGAATAGGAATAATTGGTTACAAGGTAGAACCTTGGTTAAAAACAACTACTGATGATATGTTCTTTATTAACTTGAGTGATGTACTAACAATGTCTGAATCAGAAGATATTGAAATGATATTGATGCATCAAGAATATGTAAGAAAAGCAGATAGTGATCCTGCATCTGGTTCTAGCAATCATAAACTAGATAAGAAGATGGGATATCTTGCTAATGTTAATGATGCAAGAGATGTTCTAGAAAAACTCTATAATAGTCCTTCTAATAAAGATCTTAGTAATTAAGCTATAGTTGTCTCTTCAAACCCAACAAAGGTAGTCTACACAAGATTTAGAGACTTGTCAAGTATATGTGTTGATGGTATACTTTATACATAATGATGAGATATAGTTATGATACAACCAGGCATGACTAAGAGAAAGAGATCAGAACATTACGTCAATAACAAAGAGTTCTTAGCTGCTCTAATTGCATATCGCGAATCTAGGGAAGTTGCAGAAGCAAAGGGACTTCCTAGGCCTGTCATTCCTAGGTATATTGGAGAGTGCTTCCTGAAGATTGCTACTCACTTATCATTCAAACCAAACTTCGTGAACTATATGTTCAAGGATGATATGGTTTCTGATGGTATTGAAAACTGTGTGCAGTACATTCACAACTTCAATCCTGAGAAGTCTCAGAATCCTTTTGCATATTTTACACAAATCATTCACTACGCTTTCTTGAGACGGATTCAGAGAGAGAAGCGTCAGTTAGAAATCAAGAACAAGATCCTAGAGAAGTCAGGGTACAGTGAGGTGTTTGACGACAACAACACCCTTGACGGATCTAACTACAGTGACTATAATTCCATTAAGGATGCAGTCCACTCAAAACTTCGTTATTGATGAAAGTAGCAATCATCACGGATCAACACTTTGGTGCCCGTAAGAATTCTAAACTCTTTCACAATTATTTTTTAAAGTTTTACAATGATATCTTTTTTCCATATCTAGAGAAACATGGTATCACCACTGTTGTGGATATGGGAGATACCTTTGATAATCGCACAGGTATTAACTTTGGTTCTTTAGCGTGGGCGAAGAATAATTATTACGATAGACTTGAACAGATGGGAGTAACTGTTCATACTATTGTTGGTAATCACACTGCTTTTTATAAAAACACGAATGAAATCAATGCTGTAGATCTTCTTCTTCGTGAGTACGATAATGTTCGCGTTTATGCTTCTCCTGAAGAAGCAATGCTGGGCAATTTAAAAGTTCTTTTTATACCCTGGATTAATGAAGAAAATTCCAAGAATACTTTCTTATCTGTTGAAAGTACAGATAGCAAATGCGCGATGGGGCACCTTGAATTACGCGGATTTAGAGCTCATCGCGGGTGCATCATGGAGCATGGTTTTGAGAGCGACTTATTTAAGAAGTTCACCAAGGTCTTCTCGGGACACTACCACACTCGATCAGATGATAAGAAGATCTTCTATCTAGGTAATCCTTATGAAATTTTCTGGAATGATGTTGGAGACACCAGAGGATTTACAATCTTTGATACTGAAACTCTAGAGCACACTCATGTAAACAATCCATATCGGATGTTCCACAACATCTACTATGAAGATACTGATCATCAAACTTTTGATGCTAGAGAGTATGAAAACAAAATCGTAAAGGTTATTGTTCGCAAGAAATCAAACAGTAAGAAGTTTGAGAAGTTTATTGATAAGTTATATTCTGTTGGTGTTGCCGATCTCAAAACTGTAGAAAATTTTGAAGTTGGTGATCCTGAAGAGTTTGAAGCATTTGAATCTGAGGACACACTTTCTATTCTGAATAGATATATTCAAGAAGCAGAAATTAATCTTGATAAGTCTGTTCTTCAGAACATAATGAGAAAAACATATCAGGAGGCATGTGAGTTAATTTAATGTTTATTCTAACTGTAGATGGAAAAGAAGATCGAGGAGCATACTCTGTAACTAATGAATCTGGGGATAAAATACTTTATCTCTTTGAGGAAGAGGATGATGCTACTCGATATGCCATGCAGTTAGAAGATGAGCATGATTATCCAGAGATGCATATAATTGAAGTAGAAGACGATATAATGCTTAAGACATGCCACATTCATGAGTGTGAGTATGCTATAATTTCCAAGAACGACATAGTAGTGCCGCCAGAAACCGAGACATATGATTTTATTTGAGAAAATTCGTTGGAAGAACTTTCTTTCTACGGGTAATCATTGTACTGAAATTAAATTAAACGAAAATGGCAACACGATGATCATCGGCACCAATGGTGCTGGTAAATCTACTATTCTCGATGCTCTCACATTTTCTCTTTTTGGTAAGGCATTTCGTAAAATTAACAAACCACAACTGATCAACACGACTAACGAGAAGGATTGTGTTGTAGAAGTTGAGTTTTCTATTGGTGGTATTTCTTGGAAAGTCGTTCGTGGTATCAAACCTGCTATTTTTAAGATCTATCGTAATGGTGAAGAACTAAATCAAGACGCTGCAGCACTAGATCAGCAGAAATGGCTGGAGCAGAACGTCTTGAAGATGAATTATAAGTCGTTTACGCAGATTGTTATTCTTGGAAGCAGCACATTTGTGCCATTTATGCAACTTTCTGCAGCAAATCGACGTGAAGTTATTGAAGATCTGCTTGACATTAAGATCTTTTCGTCCATGAATATGGTGATTAAGAGTAAAATTAGTGCTCTTAAGGACGAAGTTAAGACTTTGACACTCAAAAAAGAGTCTCTGAGCGATAAAGTTGACATGCAAAGTCGCTTTATCGACGAATTAGAGTCTCAAGGTAAGGCAAATATTGCCAAAAAGAAAGAAAAAGTCTCTGAACAGACAAAACTTATCGATCTTTACAACAAAGAAGTGTCTTTGAACCAAGAAAAGGTGCAAAAACAACTTGTAGAGCAAGAAAAAGTGACTGGAGCTACGGAAAAACTCCGTAAAATGAGTGGATTGAGGGGTAAAATCACTCAAAAAGCGTCCACGATCATGAAGGAGCATAAGTTTTTTAACGAAAATACGGTTTGTCCCACCTGTACGCAGTCCATTGAAGAGGATTTTCGGATAAATAAGATTAACGACGCTCAAAATGTAGCGAAAGAGTTGCAATCTGGTTTACAAGAGCTGGATGAGGCAATTAATGAA